AAAGTGGTGGAGGAGGTGGAGGAGGAGGTTCTGTATTAATAGCAAATACAGACTTAGGAGATACATATCAAAATGCTGATGATTATGATGACGATGGCGTTGAAGATCCATCTGATAATTGTTTAAGGTTTCCTAATCCAGAGCAGATTGATAGAGATGGAGATGGAAGAGGAGATATGTGTGATAATTGTTTAGATGTATGGAATCCTTTACAAGAAAATAATGATGCTGATTACTATGGCGACTTATGTGATGATGACATAGACAATGATCAGATTTTAAACGTTAATGACGAATGCCCATATCATTGGGGAAATTCATCTTGTTTTAATAGTTATCACTCACAACAATCTGATTACTCTAATACAACAACCAACAAGAAATATGATGATTTATTAATAGAAGAAGAACAGGCAAAAAGTTTAGAAGTAATATCGAGCGATAGCTGTAATCAAAAAAACTCTACATTTAATGTTTTTTACTTGTTAATGATACTTTCTATTATATCTTTACACAAAAAAATAAAAGTAGACTAAGATATTGACGAAGCAGAACGTATGCATACTGAGACAAGTAACAGAATTGGTATTATAAAAACAGGTAAATTAAAAGGACGTTTTTGTTTAGTTTTATCTGAAACAAGATTTAGGACTAACGATAGTTTAATGTGGTTTAGAATTTATGTAGACAACAAGCTTTTGCGTATGTATGGTAAAAACATAAGACTTTTGTAAAAAAAGAATGTTTATAATATATTTATCATCCAAACACAAGGAGACAGTTATGTTTAGAAAAGAAGAAACTCACGCGCATATTTATTTAGCAATAACATATTTTATTATATTTACAATCCCAGGATTGGCCCAGTGTTTATAAGAAAGAAAGGTAACAATGACAACTGGATTTAAGGAAGAATTAGTGGTATTAACATCAAACTCAAACAATAACGTAGTAAGTTTTTTAAATGATTTACGCATACTTTTAGATAAACATAAAGCTAAATTGTACGCAACAGACTGTGAATTATTTATGAATGGTTTAGGTTACGTCGGTATGCTTGAAGATAACATAGAGTCAATAGAAATAACTGAGGGTGGTGATGTTTTATTCTCTTCAAACATAAAAAATAGCTAATTTGCAAATACAAAAAAACCAGCAAGAAGCTGGTTTTAAATATAATAGTTACATGCTTTTTTGTTTATTGAAAACTTATTTTCCTCTTCCTTTCATTTTTATCTAACGGCATTGTAATTGTAAGAATCCCTTCGTTTAACTTTGCAAAACTCTTATCAACATTTACAGACTTATAGAGTGAAATAGATTCATTAAAACTTATTTTAAAATCTTTGTCACCACAAACTTCATGACTTTTGACAATCAATTTTTTTTTATCGAATGTGATATCCAAGTCTTCTTGTTTGATTCCTGGTGCTAAAAACTTAAATATGATGTTGTTTTCTTCTTCTGATACTTTATAAGAAGAGATATTTCTACTCGTATATTCTGGATAATAACAAGAATAGTTTAAGTCTCTAAGTAATGATGTAAGTACTGCGTCAATCGTCATATATTTAATTTCCTTTCTTTAAAGACATATTGTTTGATATGCATAATTTAAACACCAAATTTAAAGCGTGAACCCCCTTTATTTGTTTTTTTTAAAATTATTTATAAGCTCAGTTAATAAAAACATTTCAAAAGTTCCACCCCAACTTTCAACAAGGTGTTTTATTTCTTGATATGTGTGTTTGTTATCTTCAATGATATCACATAGTTCTTCACGATAATCTTTTGGTATACCTTCTGCAATAATAACTTTACTATTACCTGTACTAAAAAATTTATCGTCATTAGAAAAAGTAAAAAGCAATTTTGACATATCTATCCTCCTTATAGATTATAATAAGTAGGATTAATTTATTGTTACAATTTTCTTTCTAACGCTAACTTTTTTCTTATCAAAAAGACTTTGCTTTTGTAAATAAAGTCTATTAAGCCACCTTCATTTTTATCTTTGAATAGTTTTTCATCACTAAATGCTAGATAAACACCAGGCTCTATGACAAAGTTTTTAATTTTTTTTTTAGAGTCATATATGTCATAACCCATTAGCTCATTCTCTTTTTTGACTAAAAAAAGGAAATGATACATTTTACTATGATTTTCTAGTATGATGATCAGCTATAGCAGAAGCAACAAAAGAATTAGGCTTTATTTTAACATTAAATCCGCATCCTTGAATATAACCAGATATCATATTCTTGTACTTAGACGATAAATGTTTTGCATCTGGATTAACATCTGCATGTATTTCTATATTTGCATTATAACAAATGTCTTTAATTTTCATTGCTAGATCAATAGAATCAACAGTTTCTTTAAGCAGTCTCTTAGATAAGTCCAGATAGGAATCATCTTTTATTTTGTCCCTGTAATAGAAGTATTTACTGTCGTAGTATTCACTGTTTAATACACAAATTGCTTTGGTAAAAATAAAGTTATAACCTAACTTGACACTATCAGAACCTACTATTATTGTGTGAGAGTCTGAAAGAGAAACTTTTTCTAAAATTTTGCATATTTCACTAAAAGCTATAATCTCTCTTTTCCCGGTTTTCCAACACTTGGACATGTTAAGCTCACATAAAGTTTTTACATTTATAATTATCAACCAATATATTTTGCTTCTTTAATAATACCAATATATTGGTATGCACCTTTATTAAAGGATGAAGCAATACACGCAGACTTTCTAGTATATTATATAATTAATCATTTGCTATTCCTATAATATTTATCAATACCTTTCATTTTTCTTATATAATCAATACTACTCATACCAGATGCAGCAACTTCTTCAGTCCAGTCCTTATACATTTGATACCCTAATTCAGTTAATTCTTCTTCAACAGCTGGGTAAGAAATAGGATCTATAAAGCCATCATCTGGTTTTTTCCAGTTACCTTTTGTTTTTTCATCTAACTTATATAACTTTAATGCTTTAGGCGTATTAGATAATAAGTGAGAATTCAAAACAATCTCGGGTTTTAGACTTAGAACAAACTTGTTATTTTCTTTATCGATTAGATGGCATTCACAATGAAAGTTTTTTCTCCCAATAGTTTTGATAAACTTTATAAAAGCTTTTTCTTGTTTTTTAAAACACTTAACAAGACTGATTGCGTTTTTGCTTTTAATTTTGTTTGTATGAACTAGATTTGATATTTCGTCTAAGAGTATTTGAAATTCTGATGAATCAATATGAAAGTAGATCCACTTATGTTTTATACCAAAAAATTTATTTTTAATTTCGTCCTTCATGATTCCCCCTTTGTTTATTGTAAGGACAAAAAAAATTAACTATACTTTAATCATCTTTCTCTAGTTTGATAGACTCTACTTCAAAACCAAAGTTTTCTATGATATATTCGATAATATCTTCTTCCTCAGCATCTGAGTCTAAGTCTTCCTCTTTTAGAGAAATGCTTTTAGGTAATATTGCAATTTTTCTTGCTTCCTCATAGTCACAATCTTCAAACTCTGTATTTGAAAAGTCCCATATAATCTTTTTAATTTTAATCATATCTTCTCCTGAGTATTTTTTTTATATATAGAAAGAAAATTAAATATTAAAAATTATTTTTTTATTCTGTCGATTTGATGTTGTATATACCATTTAGCTTTATTCAAATCTTCCATAGTTTTTTTAGGATCTTTTTTACCGGCTCTTGCAATATATTTTATTGCATTACCTAGTTCGAAATTTAAGTCCCAAGCATTAATAACATCAATAACTTCGTGTCCGCTATCCTTTAAATAGTGATTAGGATGATCCACGTTTTCTTTTTTCTCTTTTTTTGATTTGCCACATTCGCACATAATTCCAGCAGTACAGTCAGTACATCGATTAACACGATTCATTTTCTAATTCTTCTCCTAAAATATCTTCTAACGTTTGAATTCCGAAGCAGCCAAGTTCTTCAGAAGTTATATCAATATCTATCTTTTCTTTTTTGTTAATATCATTTAATGAAAAATTACCGCATTCTAAGTTTAATTTGTGTGGAACACCTTCTAGGTTCTGAATATATTCATTGTCTATATAATAGTTGTCTATATAAATTTTTATATGCTTGTCTAACTTGGATCCCCATAGTCTAAGATGAAACTTAGAATATCCCTTTGATGATGAACCAAATCTCATCCAAGCAATTCCTGAGTTTTCAAACAAATCCATCATATTAGAAGATAACTGAAACATTTCAGAATTACTAGCTGAAACATCCATTTCTGTTTTCAGTACTCCTTTGATTTTTAACCACACAGGATTATCATCATCTACATTAACTTTAGCCCAAGCTCTTCCTCTTCCAGAGAACATAGCTTTAATAGCAGTATTGTTGCTGTGACTAATATTAAGTGCACCATTAATAGCTTCATTAAATATTTCACGAAGCATTGTAATTTTAATATTATGATTTTCTTCTTCTAGTTTTAAAACTGCATCTGTAACAGCAGGGAAAATTATTTTTCTAATTGATTGAATGTCCATATAAAAATTCCTTTTATTGTTTTTATTATTATAAATTAACAATATTAAAGTTACACTTTATTATTTTCTTTCCTTCATTGCCTCATTAAATTCTTTTCTAGATTGCAAATATTTACTTATCATTCTAGCATTCGGTTTTTTAATGATTAAATCAATTCTCCCGCATCTTTGCCCACCATTAACTAAACAATGAAATTCAAAATATTCATATCCGGTTTCTTCATCCTTCCATGTTTCTATAACTTCACCGTGACCGTAATTCTGATCTGGTCCCTTTAACTCAACCCAAAGCATATCACCTTTTTTGATATCATCTATAGAGTAAGTCATAACTAAACTCCATTAATCTATTATAGGATTGAACCAAAGTTGCTAATATCTTTCTTTCCAAAGTATTGCATAAATTGAGTTTCACTAATAGCAAAAGTAACACCATCTGCAACTCTTGTTAAGTAGACTTTGACAATACGCTCGGTTTTATCTACTTTTTGAACCTTAGAGTCATTCATAATGAATGCTTCATCGTTTAAAATTGGAAACTTTTTCCCTTTAATTCTCATTCCAATTTTAGCTGGCATAAAGTAGTTACCTCGGCTCTCTGTCTTAACAACAGAACCTTGACCTCTTTTTCCAATAAAGTAAACGTAGTCACCATTTCTTACTTCAACCCATTTGGTATGCATAGTATGCTCCTATTCAAAGTGTATGTAACTGTATATCAAGACAATTTCAGTGAAGATAAAAATAAAATAAACATCATATCTATTTCTATTATTATGATATGAATGCAAATAACTAAATAACATTACAAATAATGTAATGCAAACCAATTCAGACATATAGAACAAAAAGCCCTGTAAATATAAAATTATTTAATATAAAAAGTTTTATTGCATCTTGATTGTCTTCAACTAGATATGAAGAAACAAACAAGAAGATTACAAAAATTATAGACATTAAACATTTTCTTCATATAAGTTGTTAATTTTTAAAAATTCATACCATTTTTCTAGTTCTTTATCAGAAGGTTTAGTAAGAACTGCTTCTTTAATTATCTTTACCTCTTCTTCTAAATCAATTTCTATATCATCAACAATATCTTTTGAGTTATTTTTAGGTCTTAACTTTCTTATAATATCAATTTTAGTAGGCTTTCTATCTTTAGGACTTGATTCTAACTGAAGCTTGAAAGGTGTATTTCCCAATAAAATAAATTCTTTAGCAATAGTATCATCAAAAACTACAGTAAAGTCCGGATGGTCTTCTTTGCAACCTTTATATCTTATTTCAAATCTTGTTTTGGGTTGCTCTGAGGTGCCTTCAACTTTAGAAAAACGAATCCAGTAAAAACCTTCACGTGTAGTATGTTCTTTATATACGTCTGCTTCATTATTTTTAATCGTGTTAAGTGCATTCTTGATTTGACTTGCACCTTCTTGATCTTTCATAACCTTTACCCAAGAATTACCTCTACCTTTATATCTTTCTTGAATTGTTTTTTTAAAAGAATTTTTTGACATATTGTTTTCTCCTTATGGTATATTATAAACAAAAAGTTTCTATTTTACACGCGTTAAGTACTTTTAGGTTTAAACCATTGTGATACTTTATAAATTAATTTTTCAAACAGAATCTCTAAACTTAAAACAATTTTTAATATGATAGAGTGATCACCGGCAGCAATTAACATTTTTGACGCAATATCGTTCTGTATTTTAGTTGTTTTTCCAGTAGATAACATTACTACTTCACCATCGTGACCAACATAAAATAAAATAGAGCTTAAGTTTTCTATGTTTTCTGCAATTTCTTTTGTAACGCTATCTATTTCTTCTAGATCTTTTTTGCTATCATCTTTCATTTCAAACCTTAATGTTTATATCTACAAATACAAGTCTGTTCCATTTAGGACCTAAAACTAATTTAGTTATTTTACCTTGATTACTATTAATATGTACAATCAAATCTTTAAAGGACATTACTTTATTTACATCATTCGAACCTCTAACCTGACAAAGTCTAAGCATTCTTTTTTTTTGATGTTTGTTCAATGTTAATTTTTTTATACTTTTAAAAAAGTCTTTAATCTCTTTGTTATTCATAATTTTATAAAAACTTCAATATTCTTTTTTTACTGATATACATTATTTTAAATTCAAACTCAGGAACCATAATTTCAAAATAATCATCACCGTGAACTAATTTTGCGTGTACTGCAATATTTTCATATACATTACTTTGATAAAATAATCTATCAACTATGGCAAGTTTCCAACCTTTATTAATCATAAAATGTTTCTTTTGTGTTTTGAAGCTTTTGATTACAAGACTTAAATCTTCTTTTACATAAGGCTTCATTATGAATAGATTCGCTTAGTTTCATCATTAAAATTTGAAATTCAGTTACATCTGCTGTGCAAGCGTTATTTTCTAACTCCAAAATATTGATTTTCTCTAAAGCTTTTTCGTGTGTTTTAATTGATACACAAGAAGACAAAAGACAAAACAAAATAATTTTAATATGCATTAATATAAACCTCCAGGATTTGGGGTTGGATTGTGTGAAGGATATAAAATCTTTCTTTCTTGTTTTAATGTGTCTGCAAGGATGTAATCTATATGTACTTCTTCAAAAAATATATCATCCTTCATTGTAATATTACACCATTCTGGCCTAATAAATTCCAGTTTTTTAATCTCTGCTAGATCATAATCTTTAAGTTCTTCAATTTCTTCACGTGAAATGTCTATACTTGGATAACAATGACTGGCATAAGTTGCACCATCAAAATATAATTTTTTTAACTTAACCAATTTTATTCACCTTTTTGTAGTAAATTACATTTTTATGTACATATTTTTGTAGTAAATTACATTTTTATGTACATATTTTTGTATATAATATATTAAATAAAAATTATTTACACTTAATAATTGCTTTTTTGCCTTATAGCTCTAAAGTAAGCTTTTTTACTTTCTCTTTTACATCTCCACACATCAATAACGTCTAATATTTTATTATCTTCTCTTTTGACAAGATAAAAATTAAATCCAGTTTTGTTGATATAGTGCATTTCATAAACATCAAAAAATTCAACTAACTTAATTACATTTTTATTGCTGCCATTAATATCAAGTGTTCTATACGAAAGAAAGTCTTCTAAAACGTGACGTATATTAGCATCATTGTTAGGATTTAAAACATCTTTCATTAAGCCTTTTATTATGTCTACAACATTTTCAGATTCACCTAAATCATAAAACGTTAAATTTTTTTGTGATAAGTCTTCACCAATTCTTGGGTGAGCAACAATTCCTTGTACAATACTATATTTCATTTACGTTCCTATTTCGTATAATTCTGTAATTAAAACAGTTTTAATTTTATTTCTAAACAACACATTAACTACATCTTGTAATGCGCTATCTACACTATATCTTGAAAGATACTCGTCTGTAATTGGGAATTCATTTTGTAAAGCTATGACAATTTCAGTCATATATTTATTGTTATCTAAACAATAGAATTCATAAAAATAAATTTCATTCTTTTTTATCATTCTTTGCCCGTTCAACCTTACAGTCAATGCACCAGTTATCGCATACGTTGCATCCATAATATTCTTGAATTGCTCTTTTACATTCGTGCAAGTAAAAACCTACAGTTTTCTTTTTACAATATTCACATTTTTCTTTTTTAAATTCTTCTTTATTGTTTATTTTTGACATCTTATTACCTCAGTTATATCTATTGATTCCTGAAGTTTTTAATATATTCGTTGAATTCGTCCAAGTTTTTGAATCTATTTTGCTGACAAACAGATGTTGGAGGAAAAACTCTTTCTTCGACTTTACCATTTAAACAAGTAAGTACACTAACCCAACTACTATTAACATAGTATTTATCACTAACTGATATATCACTAACATTAAAATCTTTTGTATAGTTTAGGAAAAGACCAATGCCGCAAGTACAGCTCCAATAATCATTCCAATATAGAAGATCACCCTTGCTGTAAAGCGTTTTTTCTAATTTCATCTGAAGCCCAATCTGTTTGTCCTGCTTGTTCTAAATAAAATCCATACCCACTTGCAACTTTATTGTATATGTTTTTTGAAAAACTCCCAACAAGTATTGAGAGTTGCTCAT